GGCAGGCAGAATTGTTTTTATTGTGTCGCTCTGTAATTGAAATGTGGCAAGCTGTGAAGCACCTTGAATTGTTACTTCATCTCCGACCGTTGTTACGCCTTGGAGTTCGGCTGCGTATTTTTTCATTGCAGACACATTCTCCATGGTCGTGCCTGCCACATTCATCATGAGTGTTTCAAGTCGTGCTTCTGCACTTGCTTGAGTGTTTGCGGCATCGATGCACGCCTTACCCCAAGTTACAAGTTGCTTCATACTGGCATAAGCAGCGACAACGCCCACGACCTTTTTTGCCATTGATGCGAGGCTTGTTCCGGCAGAGTTCGTCTGTGAACTGAACTTCTTGACGGATGAGGTTGCTCCCTCTGAACCTTTTTTGAAGCTGGTTAATCCTGAAACGGCACTTTTAATGCCGGACTTAAATCCGTTATCTTTGAGGGAGATTGTTGCACCGATATTCTTTTTTGCCATTTTCTCTCACCTCGTTTTATTGCTCTCCTGTCATTGCTTTTATGCGAGCTGCTTCTTCTTCAAATGAGAGTATCATGCTCGCCATGTAGAACAATTTACGCTCGAGGGGGAGGTTGAGTATGTATTCGTCTGTAAAACCTTTTTGCAGATAATGGTGTATTAAATACAACTCGTCATCTGCGTTGATTAGTTTTTTAAATCTTCAACGATTGGTTTTACTCCATCGCCGTATCCGGCTAATACCATACATTCTCTTGCAATCGCCGGGATTTCGCCAGATGCGAAAATCTTATCCACGATTTCCATCGGTTCTTTACAATCGAATTCTTTTTGCAAGTCTGTGCTTTTAAGAGGAGGTTCGATTACGCACTGATAAACCATGTAAATATCCCCGACTGTTCCATCCATGCCTTGTGCTTCGATTACAAGGTCACGATCAGGTTCTTCGATGGTAACTGTTCCATCGAGAGAAGGGATGTAAAGGTCTACTGTTTTCGGCGTTTTCTTTGCCTCCAGCATCTGTTCTTTTCTTGCGATAAGTTCCTTGAGCGTAATTTTAGTATGAGCTTTCATTTTGATTTGCTCCTTTCATCAAATTTTATTTACTGTACTGCTACTGTGTCCGGGAAGTCGAAATCGGTAAAGCCGCCCGAGAATTCTTCCTCGAGAACTTTTCCTGTTTCGAATGCCATAAGGGTCAAATCTCCGAACCAGCAATTGTTGAGAACGAGTCTTTCGCTGCCGTATGCATCGGGGTCGTCCACCTTGCCGATGAACTGACATCTCGGGTCGATGCCCTTTTTGATTTGGGTAGCGATTTTTGTCTGTCCTCTTGAGAAAACTTTCTTGACCTTGAAGGACCATTCTCCGGCTGTTCCCATGAGTTTGGAGTCCTCGGTCATTTCGCCTGCGAATGTTACCGTTTCACGGTTTACCTTCAGTTTTGCTTCAAAGGACGAAACCTCATATACAGGCTCGCCGTCCCAGTAAAGCATACCGAATGTTCCGCTCATTACTCTCGGTGCAGTAGGTTTCTTTGGCATAATGTTCTACCTCCTTACATTGTGAGCGAGAGCTGCAAATCTTCCATCGCATCTTGGAACTGAACGCCACCTGAAACAAATACCTTTGCTCCTGTGTTTGCGTTCTTCAGCTGTTCCTCGGTGTAGGTGGATGTGTCGATGCCCTGCTCTTTGAGATATTTCTCCTGTGCGGAAATGTCGACCGACACGGAGTTGTCGTACTGGTCGTAAAGAACACCCTCTTTTGTGATGTCCTTAAAGTACGCATTTACGGCAGCACAGAAGGCTACTTTGTTGTCGTAGCTGTTGCTTACCTTGCCGACATAATTGTCAGCGAATGTAGACATGATGTCGTCCTTGAGCATATCCATGCCCTCGATGATTTTGATTTTCTTCATGTCTGCGATGTCGCCTTCCTCGATTTTTACTTTCGAGTTCACGGCTCTACCGATTTTGATTTTCTCTCCATCGTTGATGAGGATGAGTTCGCCCTTGTCGATTGCTTCGTCCGGGTTCTCGTGTTCGGCGATGGAGGTCACTTCGTCAAGCACATAATATGTTGCACTACGGTCGAGAGAAAGTCCGGCAAAAATACCAGCAAGTCTTGCTGTGTATTCTGCGGTGGTGTACACCTTTTCTCCAACCGTGATATTTGTGGTTGTGAAGTTGATGATGCCGTAGTCGTCTGATGCGGAGTTTGCGAGAACGGCTTTGAAGGATTTCTTCTTTCCGTTTCTCATTGCATCCACCCAGTCTGCGATGGTTGTCGCATCGCCTACTTCCGCCTGCGGCATTGCAAGATAATTGAAGCGAGTTGATATCAAGCGGTCGAGAGCTGCTTCGAGGGTGTATGTGCTTTCCTCTGCGGTTGCTCCGATTCTCTCGCAGATAACGGTTGACGGTTTACCTTCAAATGCTTTTTCGATATAATCGATATTCTCTGCAGTCCAGTTCTTCTCTGCGATGCCGTCATCGTATTTGCTCTTGTAGACCTGTCTTGTGAAGCCGATATTTGTGTCGTCTTTCAAAAGAAGAACTACGATGCCACGACTGCTACGCTGGATAAGGGTAGAAGCCTTGCGTTTGAGTTCAATAATGATTTGGGGCAGTCCCATATTCGTTTCCTCCTTACTTGGTTATATTGAGTTCGAGTTCTGCATCGCCCATGAGTGTGTCGTCATCGGTGTATGCATCCTCGTTGTGTATCCTCGTTATGGTGAGGTCAAATGACGAATAGAGCGTTATGTCGTCATCTGTCGTGTGCTGAATTTCCTCGGGTGGTTTCAGCATCCTATCTCTGACCGGGATAGGGGTTGCGAACCAGCCGTCTATTTTTTCCGAAGTTTTGAGGCATTCTTCCTCGGTTTCGATTGCTGGCTCGTAGTGTATTTCTACACGCAGTTCGACTTCTTCGTAAACAGGGGATATGCGTGTAATTCCAATCGGCACGATTTCAACAAAAAAAGCAGGCTTGTCATATCCTTCGTCTGTTTCGTTTGAATAGACCTTTCCGCCGTTTTCAATAATGCGATTATTGATTGCGGTTTTGATTTCTGTGATTTTCACAATTCTACCTCCTTTGTTATATCGTCAAGAAGTTTTTCGGCTGCGGAGAAGAAACCGCTTTGAAGTTCTTTCATTGTACTTTTCAGCATTTCTTTTCCTTGAACTTTGCCACCGCTTTTGATACCTCTTGCGGCTCTCTGTACGGTGTTGAGAGTTCTGCCACCCTGACGGGTCTTTCCACCTCTTACGATTTCGTGTCCATCTTCGACAAGGTGGGCGTGCGGTGCTTGTGACTGGATACGAACCACTCGAACCGCTCCGTTTGCTCCGTATCGCTTTACCTTTTTTAGCCTCCAGCTTCCTTTCAGCTTTTTGGTTTTACCGACAGGAGTTTTTGATTTTACGCGGCTGGTTGCGGTTCGTCCCTGCGCCATAAGCAACGCATCGACCTTGTCGTCATATTTATCGCTCACTTTGTTGAATGCTTTTTCCAGTTCTTCAAGACCGAATATGTCGAGTCCATCTCCACCTTTTGGCTGACGAGCCATTATCGTTGCACCTCTGAACAGACGATTGTAAGTTCTTTGTGCCTTTCTCCTATATCGAGTATGGACTCTATATCCAGTTTCTTGTCATTGTGGAGTATAAACATATCGTGAGTGATTCCCGGCAAAAACCGCATATACACATTGTAAGTGGTTTCTGCACGGATTTTTTGCATTTCTTCATATTCTCGCCCGGTGGTCGGTCGAACCTCTGCCCAGTATGCATATTCGCTCTTTTCCAGCACATGGGCATAGGCTCTGCCGGTCCTGTCTTTGACGACCTCGGCATTACCCTCGCCTTCTGTTCTCCAATAGACAACGCCCTGCTCATCGCTGTCCTCATAAACAACAAGAAGTTTCAGTCCGGGGTGGTATATTTCGTATGCTGGGACTTCCTCGTTCATTGAATTGCGGACGGTCCCTTTCCGCTTCATCAGGATGATGCGGTGTCTTAATTGTCCGAACTTCACGGTTACCACCTCGCTTCTCGAAGAGGGCGGAGCAGATTGTAGACGGTTTGCGGTAGTTCCTTATTGGTGTCCGTTTCTCTGTTTTCGTAGAAATGACCGACAATAAGGAGCATTGCCTGCCGTACTCTTTCCGGGCAGTTTGCGGTATCTATTTGCTTTCGCATATAGCTCTCGCACATTTCTCTTGCTGTTTTGATGAGGGACTCGATGTATTTATCTTCGTCCGTGTACTCCAAACGCAAGAAGGCTTTTGCTTCCGTTAAGGATATAGGTTGCTCCGTCATCTCTGCTCACTCCTTTCGTCATTCTGTGTATCTTGGGCGTTCGTATAATGCGGTAATCGTACCGCAAATGTCGCACTTTTCGCCTGCTGCTGAAACCTTAAGCACAACGGAGTTGCACTTTGTTCCTGTGAGCATATCGGCTGTTACGGTTACGACATAGGACTTTGCCTTTTTCTTTCCGCCGATGCTGATGGTTGCTTCCTTCTGAACGGCAGGGGCATCGGTGCTACCGATTTCCCTGATGAGGAATGAAACCGCATCTTTTTCGCCGTTCTCATTTGCACCAATGACCGACACGGTGGTTTTCACCGCTTCGGCCCCGATTGCGGAGGCAATCACGAATGATACCACTTGGTGATTCACAAGGGATACTTTTTCGCTCTTAATCTCCGAAGCGAAAATTGCACCGGGGTTAGAAATGATTTCAATTTTTGGTACAATTGCTTTCATGTCTTTTACCCCCTTATGCTATTATTTTCTCGCTGCAAGAGTTACGAAAGGCGACTGCTTCTGTGCGCCCTTGTAAGGTGTCTTTGGAGAATTCCATGCAGGCTGTCCGTCTGCTCTGTAAATAAATCTGAATGCAGTTTCGTCATATACGAAGCGTACATGAATTGACTGCTGTGCGTTCACGCCGGACTTGTCTGTCAAGATGTACTGGCTCATGTCAGCGAGAATGATGTCGCCGAGTTCGCCTGCACCGCTTGCCTGTTCGATGAAGTTTACAGGCTTACCGAAAAGTGTGCCGTAAGGTGCGCCTGCGATGTTGTTGCCCGGAAGATATACGGGTGTGTCACCTAACTTCAAAGTAACAAGTGCAGGGAGAAGTTCTCTGTTGAGATACCATTCCGCCTTGCCCTTCTTGTCGTAGCAAGCTGCGAGCATCTTCACAAGGTTTTCAACTACAAGCGTTGCAGTCTGGTCTGTTTCCTTTGCGATTGTTACAAGGGCAGGGGACTTCAAGATACCAAGGGGTTCACCTGTGCCTGAGCCGTTGATGATGGCATCATCAATCTTAAATCCGAACTCATCACCGAATGCGGTAGAGATGATGTTGGAAAGTGCAGGAGCATCTTCGAGAAGTTCGTCTGTTGCATAGCAAAGACCAGTTAACTTCTTAAGCTTCAACGAAATCTGCTTGAATGTAGGCTTGCTACCTGCAATCTCTGCAGCTTCGCTTTCCCAGTAAGACTGGATACCGCCCCATCTGCTACCGTCTGCACGGCTGTTTTCGTTGATGCCGTTGATGTTGAGTACATTGGCTGCAGTACTCATCGGGATTTTTCTAACCTTGGAAGCAAGCACGCCTGTTTCGTATGCGTTGTTGATAAGGTCGTTGACATAGTCCTCCTGAACCAAGAAGCCACCGTCCGATGCTGTGCCACCGTTTGCGCCTGATGCTTCGTTGTGGAGTCTTGCATCTACAGAACCGCCGGGTACGGCTGCATTGTAGATTGCTCTTAACTGTTCACCGAAAGTTTTGAACTTGGTTTTGTCCTCGGGGTCGCCACCCTCTCTGATGGGGTCGCCTGCAGGCACGCCTTCGCCTTCATCCATCATCGCAGTCAAAGCTTCGATGTTGGTTTCAATCTGTGCGATTTCGTCCTTGATTTTGTCGAATTCAGCCTGTTCGTCTGCAGTCATCGCTCTGTTCTCTGCGATAGCTGCATCTGTGATGCTGATAGCCTTCTGCTTCAGCTCGTTCTTTTTGCCCATAAGGGCGAGTAAACGCTTTTTCATTGTTCACTACCTCCTAAAAAATTAAAGATTTTTTGATTTGTGCC